TTGATAGCCTTTGTTTCCAGGCGGAAACCGTGCTAGGCGGCAACGGCGGGCTAACCAATCGCGCTATGTGCGCCGATCCGCCAAGCTCTTCGATGATTTCGGGAATTGTTTTCATGTCGCTAACCTATGCCGATTGCGTCGGGTATGTCAACGCGAAAATCGACGGCTTGCGAAAATATTTTCATTTCCCCTTACGCGCACATGCACGCGCGCGAGGGAAAATAATTTCGTTTGGCGACGCTTTTTGTGTTGACGCGCGACGCGAAAGGCGTATTCTAGCCTCACGAACGAAGCGAGGCTGTCATGCTCACTCAAGCGCAAATCACCAAGGCCACTCACGTTATCGAGACTAGCTCGAATTCGTTTTGGGCGGTCTGGCCGACGAACGACGCCAACCTAGACCACGTTTTCTACGGCTACGAGGTCAAGCGCTCCAAGGGCGGCTTTGTTCCCAAGGCGAACGCCCGCGAACTCCTCGTCCGCAAGGCGTGCACCCGCGTTATCGCGAAGCTCAACTAAGGAGCCGCCGTCATGTCTATCCCCCTTCAAGTCACAAACCCGGACGAATACGGCGTCTCGCATTACGCCATCGAATCCGAGGAATACGGGAACCATGGTTTGCAGTGGGCGGTTCGCTGCTGGGATGAGCGCGGGCTCCCCGAAATTGAAGGCCCGTTCGCTTCCTACGAAGAAGCCGCCCGCGCCCTTCGCGAACATTCCGAATATCTCGCTTGGCGGGGTTACTCGGTCGTGTCGTCCAAAGTGAAGGCTTGAAACATGTCCCCCAAAACCGCGTCCCTCAAAATCCACAACCGTTTCCGCTTCACCTTCGAGGAGCTATCCCTAGCGGTGGTTTCCGATGACGACGGGCGGCGTTTCGAGCTTGATTGCTTCGCGTATGGCGAGGCGGAAATCGGCTATGACCGTCACGGCGAATGGCAAATTGAGGCCATCTACATCGACGGGCGCCCGACGAATGACAGCCGAAGCCGTGGCGGGAAACTCATCAAGCTGAACGCTCAACCACTTTGGGATTTGGTCAAGTCCGCGCTGATCCGCGAAAAATCCAATTCGATCACCGCCGACGTGTTTGATCGTCTTGACCGCGAGTTTCTGCGCTTCGATCCCGACGCCGAACATTCGACGCTCAATCATCAACAGCAGGGAATTGCAGTATGAGCACTGCAATTTATCTGAAAGAGGGCGAGCGCATACCAAGCAGCCGACTTTGTTATTTAAAGGATGTCGATAGGGTCAGCCCAAAGCGCCGCCGGGCGTTGTTTAGCTGCGATTGCGGACAAACAATTGAAAGGGATTTGCACTGGGTTAGGTTTGGCAACATCTCATCGTGTGGGTGTTTTAAATCAGAAGTCATTGCTAGCGAAAACACAAAGCACTCAAACGCCATTAGAGGGTCGGCGTCCGGAGCATATCGGTCATGGGCGGCACTACACCAGCGCGTGAAAGTAAACCCGCTATACAAGCACGTTTCTGTTTGCGAACGGTGGTCGGGGGATAGCGGATTTTCTAATTTTCTTTCTGACATGGGCGATAGGCCCGAAGGATATTCCATAGAGAGGCTAGATAATTTGAAAGGTTATGAACCTTCGAATTGTATTTGGGCCGACGTTAAAACACAGGCTCGCAATCGGTCAACCACGGCGCGCGTGACAATTGTCGGCATTACTCACCCAATAGTTAAGTGGTGCGAATTAATTGGTATCGCGTATTCGGCCGTAAAGCAGCGGCGGAAGCGCGGAATGTCAATAGAAGACGCGATCATGACGCCGTTGAATGTTGCGAAACAGAGGTTACGCAAATGAGCGAGATTATGGTGTTTGGTAGCAATTTGCGCGGAATTCATGGCGGCGGCGCGGCTCGCGTTGCTTATGAACATCACGGCGCCGAAATGGGCGTAGGCGAGGGCCGAACGGGTCTTTCCTACGCGCTCCCCACAAAAGCGGATTTCAGCCGGACGTTATCTGTTGAGGAAATCGCCGAGCACGCCGCGAAGTTCATCGAATACGCCCGTGCAAACCCTCGCGATACGTTCCAACTTACGCAAGTCGGTTGCGGTCTCGCGGGCCTGACGAAAGAGCAAATCGCCCCGCTATTCCGAGACATTCCCGGCAATGTGAACGCCCCGCTTGCGTGGCACGAAATCATTTTCGGCGAAGTCATCCCCGCTCGCGTTTCATTCAACTTCTGAGGATCAATCATGGCCCCGCGCAAGAAAAAGACCGCCGAAACCGTCGAGACGCCCGCGCCTGTCGCCGCGCCCGAACAGTTCATAACGTCGATTAAGGGCTTTAATTCCGCTTGGACCTGTCGCGGAATGAAATTCGAGATTGGCAAAACCTACGAAGTCGGCGGCGCGATCAAGGCTTGCGCGAACGGCTTTCACGCCTGTCCGATTGACGAACACCCGCTGTCGGTTTTCGAGTTTTACGCCCCCGCTGGCGCTCGCTTTGCCGAGGTCATGCAATCCGGCGCCACCGACAAAGACGGCACAAAACTCGCTAGCGCCAAGATCACGATAGGCGTTGAAATTTCGATCAGCGATTTGGTCGCGCGCGCCGTCAAATGGGTTTGGGACCGCGCGACGTTGGTTGATGGATCGACGGCTACGGGCGAGAGCGGCGCGGCCTCGGCTACGGGCGAGAGCGGCGCGGCCTCGGCTACGGGCGAGAGCTGCGCGGCCTCGGCTACGGGCAATCGCGGCGCGGCCTCGGCTACGGGCTATAGCGGCGCGGCCTCGGCTACGGGCAATCGCGGCGCGGCCTCGGCTACGGGCAATCGCGGCGCGGCCTCGGCTACGGGCTATCGCGGCGCGGCCTCGGCTACGGGCGAGAGCTGCGCGGCCTCGGCTACGGGCAATCGCGGCGCGGCCTCGGCTACGGGCAATCGCGGCGCGGCCTCGGCTACGGGCTATAGCGGCGCGGCCTCGGCTACGGGCGAGAGCGGCGCGGCCTCGGCTACGGGCGAGAGCGGCGCGGCCTCGGCTACGGGCAAGAGCGGCGCGGCCTCGGCTACGGGCTATAGCGGCGCGGCCTCGGCTACGGGCGAGCATTCCGTCGCTATGTCTATCGGCTTTGACGCCCGTGCGATGGCGACGGAAACAAACGCGATTTGTCTCGTCTATCGCGACCCGCGCGACGGATCAATCAAGCATATTCGCGCGAGCAAAGTTGGCGAGAACGGCGTGAAGCCGGGCGTTTGGTACTTGCTCAATAGCGACGGCGATTTTGTCGAGGTAACGCCATGACCCGCATTCTCTCCACCCTCGCCGAGCTAGCCTGTATCGGCGTGTTCCTGTGGCCGTTTTGGGAGTTGGCGCGATGACCTCCGAGCTTGAACACGCCATCGCCGCGTTTGTCATCATCAACCTGGCCATCACGCTATGGGTGTTTCCTTGGAGGATTCGATGAGCGCCGCGTTTCCCTACCTCCGCGACGGGCTGGCGATCTTTGGCGCCATATGCGCTGTGTCTCTCGCGGGTCTGTTATTCGCCGCCTACCGCGATGATCTTTACGCTTGGATCGTCCGAACGTCTCGCAAGATCGGCGACCATTTCCAACCTGATTATGATCCGTTCACATAGGAGATTTGCCATGCAACGCAAGCTGAAAGAAGCGTGGGCTATGTTTCTGCAATCATGGACAACGCCAGCGCCTCGCCCTCAACCGCGCCCATGCCCGACGCAAGCCGAAGCGCTCGCCAGACTTCGCGACGCCGAACAACGCGACGACACCCGAGGCATTCACGCGGCTAGGGCCGACGTTAGCACGGCGGTTCATTACGACATGCGGAAGGCCCGCGAGGCGGGGTTGTTTGACCAGGGAGTACACGCATGAACGCCGTCGTCAAATCCGAACCGATCGACAATCAGCCCGTGTCTCAGCCTATCACGGCTGGGGAGTCCGGCGCTATCCTTTCGATGATCGAACGCGCCGCGCGTGATCCGAGCGTCGATATGGAGAAATTCGAGCGCTTGATGGCAATGCGCGAGCGTTTGGAAATGCGCTCCGCTCAGGTCGCGTTCGCGGCGGCTATTTCTGGCGCCAAGTCGGAAATCGAGCCCGCGACGCGCAACGCGACAGGCCACAACGCCAAGAAGTACGCGGACTTTTCCGCATATGCGAAAGTCGTTGACCCGGTGCTTGCGAAGCATGGGCTTTCCTACCGTTTCCGGTCAAGCCAGACGGGCGGGATTTCCGTGACGTGCATCATTTCGCATTCAGGCGGGCACAGCGAGGAAACGACGCTTTCAGCCGGACCCGACAAAACCGGCAACAAGAATGATATTCAGGCCATAGGATCGGCGTTGACCTACCTACAGCGCTACACGCTTGTCCTTTCGTTGGGGCTCGCCGCGTCCAATGATGACGACGGGAAAGCCGCCGCTGGCGTTCCCAAGATTACCGATGACCAGATCGGCGAGCTTGTCGAATTGCTGGAAAGCGTGGACGCGGATCAAGCGAAGTTCCTGGCTTATCTCAAATTGGAAAAGCTAGCCGACATTCCCGCCGCGCGCTTTGACGAAGCCGTCAGGCTCTTAGAGCGGAAGGCGAGCAAATGAGCATCGAGATTTTTGACTTTGAACAAAACTCGCCCGAATGGCTCGCGGCTCGCGCTGGCATCCCTACGGCGTCGTCATTCGCCGACGTTCTCGCCAAGGGAGAGGGAAAGACGCGCGCCGCCTACCGGAACAAGCTCGCGGCGGAAATCCTTACGGGCGAACCGCTCGAATCCTATTCAAACGGGTTCATGGAGCGAGGCCATGTTCAGGAAGATGACGCTCGCCAGCTTTACGCTTTCATGACCGACGCGGACCCTATTCGAGTTGGGTTTGTTCGCAACGGCAACAAGGGATGCTCGCCGGATTCGTTGATCGGGGAAAAGGGCGTTTTGGAGATTAAGACCCAGCGCGCCGATTTGCTGATTGAGACGATCCGCAAAGACGTGTTCCCCGCCGTACACATCGCGCAATGCCAGGGCGCGCTTTGGGTGACGGAGCGCGAATGGATCGATATCGTTTGCTATGCGCCGAAAATGCCGCTTTTCGTCAAACGCGCATATCGGGATGAAGCCTATATCGAAGCCCTCGCGGGCGCGGTTGATTTGTTCACTCAGGAAGTCGCGGCAACTGTCCGGGCTATCCAGGCTTATGGGGCGCCGACACAATCGAGGGCGGCTTAACTTCGCGCCGAATAAGCCGACGACAACTCCTTTTGAGGATCAGCCAAAATGTACGAGAAGCCCAATTTTTCGATCAAAATAATGACCGATTCCGACGTTCCGGCCATCGCCGCTAGATGGGAAGCCCAATACAAAGATAAGAACTCTGGCGAATGGAAATATGGGAGGAAGCCTCTCTCATCATCAACGCTTGATGCAGTTGAAATAGAGATAGGGAACTCATCGTGGACAACCATTACATGCGATGCGTGCGGATCGTATGTCAGAAAGGCCGTTCAATTTTCCGATTATGACACCGTCCAATCAATCTGCGCGAACTGTGCGTCGATCATCGGGGCGTTGGGGAAAGCTATCAACAAATGACCCGCGCCCTCATCATCCTCGCCGGTAAATCCGACCGCGACAAATGCCATCGCTGGATTGACCAAGCGCCGGTTAACACGCGGCTGGAATTCAAGGCCCCGCGACGGAGCTTGGACCAAAATTCTCTTTTGTGGGCGCGCTTAACGGAAATCGCCGAGCAAGTCGAATGGTACGGGGCCAAATTGTCGGCGGAAGATTGGAAAGACGTAATGAGCGCGTCGCTTCGCAAGGCTCGCGTGGTTCCCGGCATTGATCCGGGAACCTACGTTCCCCTCGGTATGCGAACAAGCGACATGACCAAGGAAGAGATGGGCGCGCTTTTGGATTTGATTGAAGCGTTCGGCGCTCAACACAGCGTCACGTTTCACGATGGCGTTTCGACTGACAAGCTGACGGACAATGCGGGGAGAGCGGCGTAATGGGCTTATCTTGCGATTACGATTGCGAATTTGAACCGGGAATGGTCGCCTGGAATTGGCCGAGAAATCTCGCGCCACTCGCCACAAAACGAGCACGCAAATGCGTATCGTGTGGGAAGCGTTTAGCCCCCGGAGACCTCGCCGCCGAATGGACGCGATACAAGGTTCCCGAACATGACATTGAGATTTCTATATATGGCGACTGCGGCGAAAATGGGCCGCGTCGCGCATCTCACTATCATTGCGTTGATTGCAGCATGATCGCGGATTTCCTGCACGGGTTCAATTACGCATTTCAACCGACAGATGACATGCGTGCACTCGCGAGAGAACACGCCGAAGAAGCGGCTTATGGCCGTGCGGGGTGTTTATAATGGCTAGACGCGAGTTTCCCCGATCAATCAAGGTAGAGGTAATCCGCCGCGCCACCCGCGACGGGATAACCTACTGTGAGAAATGCGGAGGGCTCGCCAAGCGTTTCCAGATTGACCACGTTATCGCAGACGCGCACGGCGGCGAGCCTGTCATAGGCAATGCGGAGTTGATTTGCGAGGCGTGCTACGCGGTCAAAAACCCGAAAGACACAACGATAGCGGCGAAGATCAAGCGCGTTGAGGCAAAAGCACTCGGGATCAAACGCCCAACAGTCAAGATCGCATCCGCCCCGTTTCCGCGTTCCGATAAACCCAAGCACGAACGGCCCATGTTGCCGCCGCGCAAACTGTATGAGGCGATAGGATGACCCACCCCACCCCCGAGGCCGTGGCGGCGATGATCGCGGAGTTGCGAGAAACCGCCGCGCCAGGATGGACCTGGGAAGAAGAGCGCCACAAAGCCGCCGATCTCCTCGCCGCCCTGTCCGCCGAACGGGACGGGCTCACGGAACGGTGCGAGCGGGCGGAAAGGGAACGGGACGAGGCGCGAAATTTGGTAGCGGGACAAGCTATCGAAATGGATTACATTCGCGGCAAATTTACCATAGCCGAATCCGACCTCGCCGCCGCCCGCGCGACCATCGCGGAGAGGGAGGCAACATTGGACAGTTTGCAATCCGAGCGCGAAGAATCTTTCGAGATCATTGCCGAACATCGCGCGACCATCGCCCGCCTTGAGCGCGAGAAAGCCGAGGCGGTGGAGGCCGAGAGGGAAGCGTGTGCGAGGAAACTCGAAAGCCGCGCCAAGCGGTTGCATATCGAAGACCCGTGCAGACGTGAACTTGGCCGCATGACCGCCGCCATCCGCGCCCGCGCCAGCAAAGGAACCGAGACATGAGCGAAAAACTGAGCGAGAGGTTCGCGGCGCGATATGCCGAAGGCGGCATGGGCGCTCTTTATTCCTTAGTCGAGCAGAATATCGACGCCATCCTGTCCGCCCTCCGGCTCGCCGAACAGCCGCCGACCGACGCGGCGGGGATGCGGGAGAGGGCGGCGGCAAAAGCAAACATTTTGCATCCCGAAGCTGTTTTCAAATGGCAAGAGAAAAACGACATCGCTCGCGGGTACGATGCCGGGGCAAGAAAACAAGCCACATTTGCGCGTGATGCAATTCTCGCCCTCCCACCCTCCCCCACGACGGATGCGCTGAGGGTGGCGGAATTGGAGCACGCCCGCATTTGCGAACTTGAAGAAACGGCGGACGGCGCCAACGGCGACGGGCCGTTCACCCGAGGCGCTGCCCGTGACGCGCTCGCCGCGATCCGCAAGACGAAGGAGGGGTAGAAATGGAAATGTCAACTGACCAATTCAAACTTGAAATGGCTAAATTCGTGCGAAACCATATTCACGACCCTCGCGACGATGAGCTAGCCTCCCTCCGCTCTCAACTCAACGCCCTCCAAGCCGAGGCGGCGAGGGTGGTGGGGCCGTTCGCGGCGCTCGCTGGACCGCTGGTCGATCAAGGCGCGTCAACGGCTATTGGGCTGACTGACGATCACTTCCTAGCCGCCCGTGCCTTCCTGTCCTCGCTCCCATCCCCCGCCGTCGTGGGGACATTCCAGGCCCGCGTTCACGATTGGATCATCGCTTGTTTCGGAGAGGAAATCGGGCGGGATCAGGTCGAACGGAATCATCGGTTTCTCGAAGAAAGTCTTGAACTCGTTCAATCGCTTGGATGCACAGTGAGCGAAGCGCATCAGCTTGTCGATTACGTTTATGGGCGAGAAATCGGTGAACCGAACCAGGAAGTAGGCGGCGTGATGAATACGCTTGCAGCGCTCTGCACGGCGGCGGGGTTGGACATGGCTGGCGCCGGTGAAACCGAACTGGCACGGGTCTGGACCAAGGTCGAGAAAATCCGCGCCAAGCAAGCCGCGAAACCGAAACACTCACCTTTGCCGATGGCTGTCGCTCCCGCCGTCGTGGCGGTGCCGGTGGCGCCGGGGGAGGGGGACGTGGAAGCGTTGGAGGATATCAGAACACACGCGCATCTTTGGCTGAAATTGCTTGCACAGGCTAGAGATTCCGCGCCTTCATCGACAGAAGATTTCGACGATAAAGGGTACTATCAGCACGAGATTGACGTGCTCAACGCAATTGTCGCCCGCGCCGCCTACCGCGCGTTGGTGAAGAGACATGGATGGTGACGACATGGTTCGCTACGGATGGGTTCTTCAAGTAATTGCTTCGGCGATCATGGTTACTGTCTGCATTGTCGTCAGATCGCCCCTTGTGTTTATAAACTTGGCGCTTCTCATATTCGGCGTGCTTATGCTGGCGAGCCACAAGGAGCCAACCCCATGACCCTCACCCCCGAAGAGGCGTTGCGCGAGGCGCTTGAACCTTGGCCCACGGCTGCGTTGGACGCGGATCGCATTATTTCTCGGCTTGAACCACGCGGCTACCGCCTCACGCCAATCGAGATCAACGAGGCGGCGGTCGAGAGGGCGATTGACGCTTACGCCAAAGCGATGCTTGGGCCTGGATATGCACCGGCCATGAGCTTCGACAATTTCAAAAAACGCCAGAACGAATTTGATGTCCAACAGGCAAGGGACCACATGCGCGCGGCCATTGTCGCGTATCTCGAAGGAGCGAAGTGATGTCGATCCTAACCGAATTGCTCGCGCGCGTCCAAGCGGCGGAGGGGCCGAGCCGCGACATTGATTTTGAAATCAGAAATTCGATTGACCAAACAAACCCAATGGTCGGGGTCTGGCGATATTCGACCTCCCTCGACGCTCTCGCCGCCCTCGCGGAACGCGTGCTGCCGGGGTGGCGGGTTACGGTTCTGGATATGGGGGATTGCTGGGTTTCGTTTTACATTATGGAATTGCCTGGAGAGCCGTTTGAGAAAGCTATTGGCAAAGGACCAACCGAACCACTAGCCCGCCTCGCCGCGATCCTGGCCGCGAAGATCGCGATGGAGGGGACGTGATGGGCGATTTTCCCGTTGTCCTAGAACTCGCCGCGATTGCTTGGATTCTCATCCTCGGGTTTCAGGATGTCGTCGCGCAACTTCGCCGCATCGTGGACGCGATCAACAAGGGAGACGGAGAATGAGCGAGACGAAGACAGCAAAAGTGCCGGCTAGGGATAAGGCGCCATCGTATTGCGAGCCGCACGAATGGCTGTTGCTGGCCTCCTACTGCGGGAGCGAAAACCCCAACTGCTCGCCGCGTCGCCCGTGTTTCGAGTGCATAAAAATGAGCAACGTATTCGGCGAGGACGGCACGTATCTGCGGGAGTTTCATCAGGCCCGCGCTCGCGGCGAACAGAAGGACGGCGGACGATGAGCGATCGTCGCACTTTGAGTTGGTTTTCGTGCGGGGCCGCGTCGGCAGTCGCAACGAAACTTGTCTCCGAATCCATCCCTGTTTATTGCGAGACAGGCGCCGAGCATCCTGACAACGTGCGCTTCATGGCCGATTGCGAGACATGGTTTGGACGCGCCGTGACGCGAATCAAGTCCGACGAATACGCGGACACTTGGGACGTTTGGGAAAAGCGCCGCTATCTCGCTGGCATTAACGGAGCACCTTGCACCGTCGAATTGAAAGTGTCGCCTCGCCTTGGGTTTCAAAAGCCGTCCGACATTCACGTTTTCGGCTATACGGCGGACGGACCCGACATCGCCAGGGCGAAGCGCCTACGGGACAACTACCCCGAATTGACGATCTTGACGCCGCTGATCGACAAGGGGCTGAACAAGGCCGCGTGCGTCGCCATGGTAGAGCGTGCGGGGATCAAGCCGCCGCCGATGTACGCGCTCGGCTTTGCGAACAACAATTGCATCCCATGTGTGAAAGCGACAAGCCCGGATTATTGGTCACTGGTCCGAAAGGAATTTCCAGCCCAATTCGCCCGCATGTCGGCGTTGAGCCGAGAGTTAGGGGTCACACTTTGTCGCGTCAATGGCGAGCGTGCCTACATCGACGAAATTCCCGCCGACTGGCCGACGACAAACGCCGTCGCGCCGTCCTGTGATTTCCTGTGTCATTTGGCGGAAATGGACATTCAAAGAGGCGGACGATGAGCGAGACTTGCGAGACGAGATACGTGATGACGCCAAAACAGCGCGAACTTGCCCGTCACGCGCTTGGACTTTCGGCGAGGGAGAAGCGCGCGTATCGAAATTCATACGTGGTTGACCCTGCCTGCGAAGATCACGACGAATGGACCGCAATGGTGGAGCACGGCGCGGCACGCGTAACGACAATCCGCCGTAACATTTACGGCGGGATGGATGTGTTTTGGTTGACGCATGAAGGGGCTACTTTGGCGTTAGGCCCACGGGAAACGCTTGGCGATTTGCGCTTTCCCGAACACGCGCCCGCCAAGCGTGGGGAGGGGGAGTGATGAAGAATATCTGGGTGCTTCAAATTATTGCGGCGTCGATAATGGCCGTTGTCAGTATCGCGAACGGGAACCTCTTTCTGGCGCTTATAAATGTTGCGATGCTCGGGTTCGGAATTTTTGTGCTTTCCGATCTTGAAAAGCGAAACCGCCCATGACCCGCCGCCCGCTCGACACGCTGCCAGCCGCGTAGGCATGGCCCATGCAAGCGCGGGGCGTGGCGCGTGTCAAGGGCGCGAATATAATTGCACGAAATGCACAAAAACCGCTTGCGCCGATTTGCACGATATGCAATAACAAATTATCGAAGCAAACGGAGAAACGGCAATGTCTCACCAAGAACATTTCATGATTTGGTGGCGCGAACTCAACGCCGAATTGGCGAAGATCGGCGAAGCCGAGTGTTTGTTCGCCGACGCCCGATATTGGCATGAACACGGGACATCGCCCGACACGACGGCACAGCTTATCGTCGAAGATCGCAAGACGCCAGCTGTCGCCTAATGACCGCCGACGAACTCCGCGCCATCAAAGAGCGGCGACAACTCAAAGTCGCCGAACTCGCCGCCAAGCTCGGCGTGAAACAGCGCGCCCTCTATTACTATCTCGACGGAACGAACCCTATCCCCGAGTCCGTCGCTCTCCTAGCTCTCGCAATGGATAGGAAAGGGAAGAGGAAATGAACGAACGTTTTATAGATCGCCATCACAAGATCGCCGAAGAAATGCGGGCCGAGGAAACACCCGAGCAGATCGCGGCGATGATTTCGCGGCTAAAGGCCGAAAAGGACGAGATTGAACAACGGAGGAAAAATCGGCCGGAAAATACGATAGCCGACCTTTCCGCCGAACTCTCCCGCCTTCGCGCTGAAAACGAGAGGCTTAAGGGAGTTGCGGACGATCTTTTGCCATTCCTAGCGGTATGGGCGAACCAGTTTTCGCTAGATCGCGGGATGGATGGCCTTCACCCCACGCACTACGATTTGATGGAGAAATACGGCGCACGGATGACAGATTTCAAACGCGCCGCTCTTACAGAGGGAGAGACGAAGTGAGCGCCGTTCACGCCAATTATGACGACCAAGGGTTCGCCGGTAGCTGCCCTACGTGCGGACAGTCCTACCTAGTCGCCGAGGTCATGCGCTTGCGCTCGCAAAATGAACGGCTCCGCAACATCATTTCAAATTGCGCGGCGGCGGTTGGAGCTTTCGTATCGCCAGAATGTTCGCTGGCGTTCATGGAAAATCTGCCGAACGAAATCAGAATGAAAGTGGCGCGTGTCAACCCCGCACTAGGAGAGACGAAGTGAGCCGCACGCTTGCCGTCCTGGCCATCCTACTTGCGGCGCCCGCGTACAGTCAAACGCCAGACGACGCGCCTACGTGGCATTTGCTCACGCAATCCGAGGGCGGAACGGTTTCGCTCGTCAAGGGATTGACCAAGCATGAATGCGAGTTTGCGCGGGCGCGGACCTTGGGTCTCCCGGCTACGCCAGCGGAGGAGGAAGCGGCATACCCCATTTGTCCGCCGCTCAACACTGTCGATAGCGAAATTGTTTGGGCCACTTGGCACAGAGTACACCCCGCCGCCAGGGGATGCAACACGGCGGATGGAAACAGAACAATGTCTTGGACCTGGGGCTTGGAACCCTCTTTCGGTTATTCCAATCCTGGCAATATCAAATCAGCGGAATGCTTCCAATGACCCTTCCCATCCGTTTTTCCATCCATCGTCGCCGGATATAGCCGGACATTCCCGGACACTTTCGGAATGAGACGGGCGCCGGTGATCGTCCAAGGAACTGACCCGCAAAGGATTTTAGCCGTGAAACGCGAAATTCTGGACACTGTAGGAAATGAGTTAGGCGGACACCGCTTCCGCCCTAACTCGTATTCCCAAATCATTGATAATGCATGACATCGCAAAACCGCGATTCGGCGTTCCCATCCCAAAAACCATCCTTTGCACAAGTGAGGCTTAAATGACCAGCTTACCCTTGACTCTAAAAATTGAGATTTCCACCCGAGCAAAGTCTTTTGCGAAAACTGGCGCGGATAGTCTTGTGGGGAAAATGCTTGAAGGGTTCCGAACGGTTTTTGATCCAGACGGAGACCCTGTAACCGACGAAGATTTGCGTAATTTGGTTTTTCATACTGAGGAAATAGATGGACACGAGTACATTATGACGGGGGGTGACAACCCTTTAATAGACATATGCACGCGAACAGACATGGACCCACTTACAGAAGGGCCGTTTGCTGGAAAAACAATTTCCATGCCCGATCTATAACCCCCACCCCCGCATATAGACAACTTGGAGAGACGAGGATGCGTATGACCCACGGTTACGAATGCAGCTTTCGTCATCGCAACGGATCAATCACGACTATATCGGCGTATGGATTCGAGACGGCGGACGCCGCTGCAAATGACGCGCGCACAACGGCGCGAAACTTGGGTTATGTTGAGCCAAAATGGTGGGAATTTCAACGATGGGGCGAAACAAAATTGTTGCGCCCAACCCCTACCCCAAAATGAGAGGCGATAATGAGCGAGTGGAAACCTATTGAGACGGCGCCGAGGAATGGGAAGCGGATTTTGGCGTTCGGCGGGGGCTTGGATCGCGTCGAAATAGTCTCATACAACAAGAAAATTGGCTGTTGGGACGCGGAATGTTTCACGCTCGATGACCAAGACAATGATCCATTGGGCTATTCGCGCCCCACTTTCTGGCAACCCCTCCCGGAGCCTCCAAAATGAGCGACCATGAAAAGCTAGTCGAGGAAGTGGCGAAGGCGATCCGAGGCAATTTCCATGGTTTAGTAAAAGCTGGGCTGTCCGACGAAACGTGGAATGACATCGCCCGCGCCGCCCTCGCCACGGTCGCGAAGGCATTGGAGAACGTGACGCCGGGGATGGTTGCGAATGGTGAAAGCGCCGCGTCTATCGGTATAGGGAAGCCTGTAGACGACGAAGCTATCCCGCGCATTTGGTCCGCCATGCTCGCCGCCTCCCCGCTCGTCAAAGAACAGGAGCAAGCCAAATGAGCGACTGGAAACTTCCCGGCGAAGGCTGGCGATCATGGATGCGCCGATCTCCCGACATGGACGGCTATCGTTATGTCCGCGTCGAAATCATCCGTGATGGAGACGATAAAGTCGAAACCGTCATTCCATCAGCAATACACCCGGAATGGAATGTTTTCGGCGTGTATTGGCGACCTATTCAAACGCAAAACCCGCCCGCCTCCGATAAGGAAGCGGGCTAGGGATGGGAGAGAGTGATATGCCAGACATCACAATGTGCGCGCACGATGATTGTTCGCTTGCCAAATCGTGTTATCGAAGCCCGTTAAGCGGAACGAAGCCGAGCGAAGATCGTCAATCGTGGGGCGTATTCGAGCCGTCCACGGACGCGGACTTTACGGCCCATTGCACGCATTACATTGATGCATTTATGCGAAGGGCTAATTCGTCAGCCGATGACAAGCCCCGGCTTCGCACTTGAGCCGAGCATAGATCACATGGCTTAGGTTCCACGCCACCGCAGCGAGCCCCTCACGCGCCGCCGCGATAATATCCGCGTCGCCAGTACCTAGCGCGGCGTCATACGCCTTCCATGCGGCCCGGAAGCGTTCTGCGGGGCTCAATTGGTTTCGGTCTCGTATCATGCCCTATCCCTCGGATTTCGTAGGCGAGCAAAAAGAGAATGCAGCAACCGGCATGAGCTAAATGAGAGAACCCCGTTTCCGCATCTTTGGGCTCGCCATCGTACCATGCCGTCAGATGGCGAAGGCAAGCGGAAAACGGACGGTCCCAATCCATACCCCGTTCCCAATTGCGAGGCTCATATTTGGCAGCGCCGAACTTAAGCACCGCGATAATGGAGCGAACGGCGTCAAAGGGGAGTAACTGCCAAGGGTCTTTGCCCGTATCGTCTTTTCGCCCGGCATTATCGGCAACCATAGTTAAAGCTCCAATACCGACAATCCGAGCGCGATAGCGGCGGCGCGTTCGGCGGTTGCTCCTTTGCTGTTCTGCCAGCCGGGGAGCAACGCGATTCCGTCCGCGTGCTCACAAATCCAAGCCAAGTCCTCGCCTAAAGCGACCCTCAGATTGAACCCATGTTCTTTCGCCGCATGTGCTTCGTCGCCGTTGACGTTCCCCTTGGAAATGTCCACGCCGTGGCGTTCATTGTCGCGTTCAGCGGGATTGAACACATAATGCCCCTCCGCTCGCAATTTACTCGCCGCTGCATGAAACGCGGGGAAATTGAATTCGGGAATGCCGCGCATCGGACCAGCAACATACAGTTTCATTTGCTTGTTCTCCGTTTGATAACACGAACACGGGGCTTTCTCTCGGCATAAAGCTCTAGCGTCCCGTTGCGAAATTCTTCCGGCCCCATGCGGTTTCCAACGTCATCGAACCATGTGCAGTAAGACCATTCAGGGCCGGGCTTTTGCACACATAGGAACGGCCCCCCGGACTTTAGCCGGACCTTGGCGCCTATGGGGAACGGACCCGTTTCAGCTTCCGTCTTTTTGCCGGGAACGAGCTTCAAAACCTTGCGCGGTTCAATCATGATAGCTCTCCGGTTCAAATGTTGACCGTATGCCTCATTATCTCGCCGCGTTCGTCATGATGCGTGATTGACACCATGGATCGACCTGACGAGTAACCGTGAGAATGAGCGTAAGCATCCTTGCCCGAAACGGTGCGGAAAATCTCCCATTTCGCGCCATGCTTTTCGCCGCTTCGATCATGGTGAAGATGGCCGCTGTAGCAATAACGGTGTTTGGTCAATCCCCAATCTTCGGATCGGTAAGCAGCCATGACGCCGGGCAAATCAGAGGCTTTTGTTTTATGCCCGTGATTGGCTCCAATCAAGACTTTCCCGTGTCTGTACCAGAAAAATTCGCTAGGGTCTGAATCGACTTTAACGCGGGGATTGTTGGCAAAGAACAATTCCAACGCCGCCGCGATGACATGCGACACGTCAGGGTCATGATTTCCGCTCAGATACTCGACAACGACGGATTCGTGTTTTTCCAGAGCCTTTTCAATCAATGAAATGTGAATGCGAATGGCTATCCTGGCGATCTTGCGCCAACGTCCGTCAACGTCTAGCTTGTGACCAGACGCCGGGGTCGCATTCGTCGCGTCGTTTATATGCAAGAAATCGCCAAGGTTGAGGATGATTGCGGTTTTGGACTTCGGAGCCGAGGATACGAGCTTATCAACACAATCGAATATCGTCCGCTCGGCTATTTCCAAATCCCAACTCGCGCCGACTTCCGCGCCCCAGGCTTGCATGGCAAGGTGAACGTCGGCAATCGGATAGACCGTAAGCAATCTCTCATCGCACAAGTTTGGAAGCGGAGGGAGTTCAGACCGGCCCTCATATTCCTTGAAAACGTCTAGGAGCGCGTCCCGCAGTTCATGGGCGGGTTCGGCTTTCGTCTTGATCCATTGTTGAATTGTCGCGCCGGTCGCGTCCACGAGCGCGGAAATGCCTTGAACCGAATGCCCCTCGGGAACCTCGAAAGGATCGCCCATCGGGACTTGCTGAACCCACGACCGCTCAACATTTCCAAACGGGTCGCGTTGCTCGGAAGTTTGACGGATACCGAAGCCGGGGAGAACGGCGCGCGTTCCCAATTTTCCAGAGCGCGCCAACCTCTTCACAACGCCTTGGACCGTTGACCGTCCTATGTTGAGGCGTTGCGCGATGGCGTTTAGGTTAGGTTCCCCGTTGTGATGCTTCAATTCGGAGCATAGGGCGAGAACAGCTTCGTCATATAATGGCGGAACTGGCATTATATGCCCTTTCTGAGTTGACGGGATCGAGCGGAAATGCTAGGGATTGCGAGGATGCGCGGCGGCGTGGATGGACACGCACCGACATAGGGTTCAATCGGGTTGCTCCGCGCGTAATGGTGCGAATCCCTTGCCTAGCCTTAGTTGCTAGGACCGTGAATTGTAGCCGGTACTCAAGCCCGGCCCGCGCATCCACTAACTTCTTTGTTGCCTTTCCCCCCTCGCCAAATCCACGATCAACCCGACAAGCTGAGCGTGGTTTCGATCTATCTTCCCCTCTAGCCCCGCGATATTCGCCGGGCCATCAGCTTCCAGCTTTTCAATGCGCCTAGCGTGGTCATTCACCGTTGTTCGCGTTGCCCCCCATCCTAACCCCGCGCCGAAGATCGCGCTTACCGCCGTTTCCCAATGCGCTGATAGCCAATCGAGGAAAGACGCATCGGGAGGTTGAACAGGGGCAGCATTCATTGTTACGATCCCGATGCGTTGAGGTTAGCGGTCTTTGAAGTTCGGCGAGTCCTCATAAGACAAGTCACCCTGTCCGGGAGAGATCGTGACGCCGTGCGCGATGGCAAAATCAACGCCGACGTTGCCGACCTTTAGCAGCATTTCGATAAGCGCGGCTTGGGGAATTGCCACAGGGAACGCTGAGGAAATCGAGGCGATGACCTTTTCCGTGACATCGAAAGTTTCATCAATCTTGGTTCCTGTGGGGCTTGTCCCAAAAATGATGTCTTGCAACTCAGAAACCGGGATTGCCTTCGCAACGAAAATAATCCCGCGCGCGTCGCCTACGGTAATTTTCCCCGCGAGCGTCGCAGCCGATTCCGTCGCCGTGGGAGCTGTCGCGCCGAACACGTCGATTACCTTCCCCACGTCGTCAAGAATGGTCTGGACGATGCTCATAGCGTCACCGCAACCGTTCCGCCGAACTTGAGGCAAAGCGCCGAGGTCGAGACATAGACCTTTTGCGAGCCCTTGGCCGCTTGAGCAGCGACGGCGCCGCCCGCGCTGGACGCCACCATATTGACGAGGACGGAACCATCGCTCGCGTAGCAGATCGCGGCGGTTCCGAAAGCGCGAACGCTCGCCGCCGCCGCCTGGACGCCAGGATCATTCGCGAGAGCCGCAAGCGCGTTAATATCGGCGGCGGCGGATTTGGTCGAAGTCGCGATGCTGTTGGTCAAATTCTGACCAGCGGCGCAACCGGAAAGCGCGAGCGCCAGCGCGCATACGGCGGCGAACGCTTTACCATAACCAGGGTCGATTTCCTTGAACATGTAAGTTCTCCTTACGACTTGGACGGCGCGGAGCCGATGGCTTCATTGAAGATCGAGGTAGCCGTAGCCGCGAGCATTTGAACCAGCGGGGCATAGACGCCAAGCGACGAATAATCCGCCTTGGAGAGATAGGCCAAGACAGCGACGGCGGCTCCGGTCGCGAGTTGGACGCCTAAATGGCGAAGGACGTTGCCAGTGATGAGC